ATCTGTAATTGGAATAAGTGTTCCATTAGTTGTTTCTCTTACATTAAACCTTGCATTATTTGGTATTGGTCCAGTTGCAGTGACATCTGCAATCCATGCACCATTATTTGGGTTTACATCAGCATTAAATCTAATTTGTACCATTTGAGTTGATGCATCTTGTTGTGGAAAAGGTCTTACATCCCAAGCGATGTCTAAACTTGTTCCAGTAGTTGCATAAGTAACTCCAGTTCCTGTACTCCAAGTTGTCCAATCATATCCAGCAACAGAAACTGATGGTGCAGGTGGAGTTGAAGAATAGTACCAGCCATCATTAACTCCAAAAGTTATTGTGGCATTAGAGCCTACATAAACATTATTATATAAAGTTCCGCCCATTAACAAACTAAATGGAAGGTTCATACGAATACCTACGTCATCTACACCAGATAAAACGTTGGTACTGGTTCCAATAGTTGCTTGTAAATTATTTACTGCTGTCTGAGCATTATCAATTGCAATGTTGGCTTGAGTTAATTCAGTTTGTGCGGTGGCTTGTGCTGTAGATGCTGCTGTTTTTGCTGCAACGGCTTCAGATATTTGTACTTGTGCAGTTGATGTGTCAATATTATTTATGGAGGTTTGGGCTGTTGTAATTGTATTTTTTGCATCTATAACTACTTGAGAACTTTGATCTACTGGTGTGACGGCTAAGTTTATGTTATTAATTGTGGCAGTGGCTGTGTCTACTAAGACTACATTTGATTGTGCTACTGCTACTGTGGCTGTCACTGTATCTACCGCTGCCTGAGCCTGAGTCTTTTCAACTATTGCTACTGCAACTATGGCTGTGGCTGTGTCTGTGGCTGTAATAGCCTGTTGAACCTCTGTAGTAGCCGTTGTAAGGGCTGTATTAACTGCCTGTTGAGCAGGGCTTACAACAACTTGTTCTTGATTTTCTGTAGCATGGGCACGATCAGGAGCCATAATTCCAAAAATAGTCAAGCATAACCCTACCCCAAAGGCTAATAATAGTCTTCGTTTAAGGTTAGTCAATTGAGTGGTGGTCTCCTATGTGTAGTTATATTAGTAATTATACCATTTTTATACAATAAAAAAGAGGGTAGAAATTAATCTACCCTCAATTTTATAAGGAGTTATTAAGCCTTAACCTTTTTCTGAATCTTTAATACAAGATTAGTTAAGGTTGTGATTAATGTTTTAAGTTGTGCTACAGTTAACGACAAAGCAGCCACAGCAGCAAGTGCTTGTGATGCTGAATCAGTAACTGTTGCAGATGCAGACACCTTTACTTGACCCGCTGCTGGTAAATCAGTTCCACCAGTTGCGCTGATAGTAACTGCTCCTGCAGATAATGGCATGTAAACTTTGTAAGTTTTTACACCATTTGCGTCAGTTGTAATAGATGTTGCAGTAATGGTATCGCTTGATCCACCAAAAGAATAACTTGTGGTAATTCCTGTAGAGGCAAGTAGGCTAGCATGTGTCTTTCCAGACAATACTGCACCTGTTGCATCAACTGGTGAAAGAGTAATTGTGGCTTGCTCTCCTGCTACATAGTTTGCTTTATCAAAAGCCAACTTAATAGAAGCAACGGCAGCCTCTACACGCACAGTAACTGTGTCTGCAGAGATTGTTCCACTCTTTACTACTACACCTGCTGAACCAGTCTTAACACCAGCCAAAGAAAACAACGCTGCACCATTAGAGATAGAAGCAGTTGTTGCTGAGTTGCTGATTACTGTAAGATCATTTGAAGTAACTGTTAGTGTTCCTGCTCCTACAACTACGCCAGCAGCATCATATGCTACGGCAGAAATTGCGTCTGCGTTAGAACCTACAGCAATTGCTGGCTTCTTTACAGTTGTAACAACTTTGGCAATGTCACCATAAAATGTTACTTTCTCTGTTGCTAACAATGCTCCAGATTGTGAAGTAAGAGTAATTGTTCCTACGCCAGATGTTCCATCAGAGAATACTCCAATGTAGTTTCCTGCAGGTACAACTAATGATCTACCAAGACCGTTAATTGTTGTATGGTTTGTACCATACCCTAACATACCCGCTCCTGAAATTGTTGCTGTAACAGATTCTGAAGCAGAAGCATTAACAGCATTCTTTTGAGTTAAAACAATAACTGCTGCTGCATCAGATGAGACTGTCTTTGAAGCATATACAGTAGCATCTGTTGTTGCTGAAATTGTTTCTCCAGTATTAATAAAAGATGTTGTATAAGCAGTTGATGCCTTAAGGTCTGGAGCGGTAACAGTAACTGTCCATGTAATGGCAGCAGATGTAACTGAACCAGATGCGCTAGTCAATGTAGGAATAAATCTAACTACATATGATCCAGCGACGGTAGGCACATAAAATGATGATGTCAACTTTGCAGTAACATAACCAGAAGTATTAGTTGCTGGAGATACTGCTGCTGTTTTTGTGTCTGCTGATAGTGCCACTGTTGCGCTAGATGTTTCTGTAACGGCAAACTGTGGAACGCTAGCAGTAGATGGGGCAGATAGTACTGCAGATATTACCGAAACGGTATCTCCAATACTTGTTCCCAAAAATGATACTGATACTACTGCAGTTGCAGTCTCACCAGGATTAATCGTATCTGCTACGGCATCAATGGTGACAACGTCAGCATATACTGTAGCCTGTGTCGGAAGTGCCGACATCACGCCAAGTGTCAAGGCTGCAGCCAAGACTGTGGCAAGTTTCTTAAATGAATTCATTATTCTCCTTGTTAGTTTATATTAAGTTTAAGTTATCCAGAAAATCCTTAACATCGTTAGGCATTTCCCGATTATCTAATTCTACCACACGTTGTTGTTTCTCTGCAAGTCGAGTTGCAGAACTCCAAGTATGGACCTCAATTTCTGTATTATTATTTTTTGGGGTATGAGATATTGCCCCAAATACCGCTCCACAGACCGCATCCGCTAAGTCCTTGGATTTTTTACGAGGGTGATCTACTCTGTTGCCCTTCATAATTTTTAATTCTGACATTTCTTCTAACAATAATGGAATCATAGGAATTGCTACTCGCTCTTCATAAATCATCATTGCTAAATCTTCGTAGTGTTTTTTGGCAACCGAAACAGTTTCTGTTCTAATACCAACAGCCTGTAACTCATTTTGAATATCAAAAGATTGCCAACGGTCAAAAGAAACCATTCCAAGATTAAAACCTTCTCTACGTAAATTAACTATCCATTGTTTTACTTCAGATAAGTTAACTGGACCTTCTGCTTTTGGTTCCCACCACACAACAGCATCAACAACAACTATAGGGGCTACTTGTTCATAGTCTTTAATAACTTGAATGTTAACCCATTTGTCGACATGTGCAATGGCAACAGCACACTTGTCATGTTTTTGTGCAAGGTCGGCATGTACATAATATATTTTTTCTGGATCTGGTTTAAATGTTTCTTCAAACCTTTTAAATAAATCTATTGGGTTTCTTGTATTCATGCATTTTTCTAACTTTTCTTTTTGTTTAAAAAAAGCATCTGAGGCATATGTTGGAACACATGCAAAACGCATCATGGCATCACCAAGGTCTGTATAGAATGCTAGTTTAAAATCATCTATCTTTCTTGTTGGGTTTACTTCCCATGTAGGTCTTTTTAATGCCAATACCCTCGGAATTTTGTAAGAAATAATTTGATCTTCATCCCAGTTAATTTCAAATTGATTTCCTGGATCATTATGCGGTAAATCTTCATTCATAATAAAGGTATGTTTCTTTTCAATAGTTTCTTTTTCCATGATAACATCATCATATCTTTTTGAAATAAAGTCTCCTTGATAACGAGGAAACGAAAGAAGAACTACTTTACCAAGATCTGGAAAACGTGAATCTACCGAGCCACGAAATGCTTTATAAATATTTTCTGCAGTCTTGCCTTGCTCATTACCAGTTCCAATTTCAGAAACAAATCCAGAAATTTCATCAAGTACTGCAAGAAGTAAATTTAAACCTTCATGAGATTCTCTTTCTGAGTGTCCAGAGTACACAGTAATTGATTTATTAAACTCTACGCTATCTGCCTTTGCATAATATTTACCTGCAAACCACGGAGACTTTTCAATCTTGGTTTTAAATCCTTTAAAAAAAACGTTCTTTGCTTGTTGAGCATTAATAGCAACGTTAATTAAATCTATTGCATCTCCACTTGGTTTTCCGAAATATCTTGCAGGATCTTTAAGACATAATAATTTATAGACAATATAAGCACAAGCAACAGTAGAGGTAAAGTCTTTGCCGCTACCCTTGCCAAGTTGTAGGATGATTTCATTTTTTGTGTATTTCTCATAGTACCTTGCTCCTTCTGCTCCGCCATAGAGTTCTTGTAAATCTTCTTTTTTGTATATCTGACTCATTGCTTCTACTATGTCATATTGAACGTCTGACAAAGTTGGTTGTCCAAGATACTCAGATGACTCAACAAATGTCTTAACGTCTACTGGTTTTTCATCAAACTGATTCTCTTTTAGTACATCTAAAAAATCATTAAACATCTTGGACAATCGTAATCACTTCGCCTTCTTTTGCAATTTGTGAAAGTCTGTGCATAATTAAATCACGAACTTCTGGATGCGTAGAAGCAATCTCTCTAAGTATTTCAACAAGGACTTCTTGTCGTCTTTCAATTTGAACCATCTCTTCGGCAAGTTCTTTATTTTCTAACAAACCAGCCTTTTGAAGCATTTCAATTCTAGATTTTTCAATATCCATAACAAGTTTGATAGCCTGAGTTTTTGCACTAAGGTTATTTGTCATACTTGATTCATCAATAACTTCATAAGCCTTTGTAATAAGTTTGCTATAGTGTGTGTCTGCTCCAGCAAGGGCTTCTTTAGCCCGTGCACGAATTGCATCATTAGCAGATGCCATAACTTTCCACTCATTAATTAATGCAACAACACGAGTCCTAGGCATGTCTAGTTCTTTAGATATTTTTGTTGGATCTTGACCCTTTAAATATTCTGTAACTACTTTGTTTACTTCATCTAAATGTTGAACTAATTCTATTTCAGTTGACATGGTATTTTCCTTCTAAGCGATTAATCTCATCTTTAATATAAAAAATTGCTTTTTCTAAATCTTGGATTGTTTTTTGTTCATCCTTAAGTCCTGCTCTCCACAAATATTTAAAAGCATTTCCAATATTAAAATTGCGATGACGTGTAATTTGTATACACTCAACCCCACTAGGATCAGTCGTGTAGTGTAAGGGATGGTTGACTTGATCAACCGTAATGTTTAAATTATTACTCATCGCTTTGATTTCCTTAATCCAAATTTTGCAAGGTATACATAGATTGTTTCTATGCTTGCCCCGCACTCTTTGGCAATATCTTGTGGAGATTTTTTATCCATAAGAAACCGTTTGCGTAGCCAAGCCTCGCTTGTATATAGTTTAGCAGCCATAAAGTTATTTGTCAACTTCTGTCTCAGAAATGTCATAGTTGTATGCGTTTGAGTCTTCTAAAACCCATTTATCATAACTTTCAACATCCCACTTATTTGTATTAACTAATCTATGAAGTAGAAGATCAGGCTTGGTAACAAATGATGGCTCATACAATTTAACTCTATTGTTAGGCTGTACCGCAAAATTTCCATCATCTCTTTGAATTACGTGGCCACACTTGTGCTGCCCTGGATTTTCAGAGTAACCGTCATCTAGCACATTGCTATCTGGATTATGCCAATCTAAAGTAAAAAGATATTTACCAGGAACATGATTCTTTTCTCTATCTAAATATGACATTCTCATATTGCTTAGGTTTTGAAATTTAGTAACAGATACATGTGGCGAAAATGAGTTCCATAACACAAGGTTATAAATAGGCTCTTCAGGGATCCCTGGTTTGGTACAAAATGCATTAATTGGCATTCTCCACCAAAGACCACCATCTTCCATTAAGAAATGAAACAAAGGGCTTCTGGCTTTAACGCTAGACACTCCAAATATTACACATGGAAAGTATTTGTCATGGCTGTCTTCTTGATCTCTTAAAAAATTACCACGGACATAACACTCAATCGGTGGTATGTTTGCATTTAACTCTGGCATTATTTATCTTCTCCTATTGCCTTATTCCAGTTATTAATAGCCCAATGGCCGATACCACAAGCATCAGCAACGTCATTGTCGTTAATAATTTTATCATAATTGATTTCAATTAGTTTTATGGTCCTTTCTTTTCTTATTTGCCGTTCGTATGTTTTATACCAAGAAACTGATTTCCCAGGGTTCATTAATCTAATTCCTAGTTGTTCTTCTTTGGTTAACCTTTTATTTCCTAAATAATTTTGCCAGGTTATTGGTGATACAGTTCCTATAACTTTTGTTCCAGTTAGTCCAGCAGCACCTAATAGT